CCCGAGGCTTATAACAGATGATAGGCCAGATATTTCTGGCCCATTCTCTGAGTAAGCAGGCTGTATTACGATAACCTCTAAGGAAAAATTTCCTTTGAAGATCAAGTAGCACAGGGTAATGGACGATCTTACGAGTATCAGAGTAGTTATATCGCTTGTTACGAATAATCGTAACATCGATACCTCCAAAATACTCAGCTCCACAAGACTCTCTGAAGGGAGTAAGATAACATGTTTTTTGCATGTTAGGCTCACAACCAACAGAGCGAAGTGTAGTGATGAGGTTTTGAAGAGGCTGACCGTTGGGGATAATAATATCATCTCCAAAGACAGCAACATCATCTGCTACTTCACTCCACCGCTGATATAACTGCTTGCCATAAAGCGAGAAGTTATATAGAGGTCTACATAATCTTAAGGACGCCATTGCAAGCGCCCAAAAGATAATGGTCTCAACGGGAAAGCAAACTGCTGAACCCATTGGGGCAAATGAAGTAATGCGAATCCTTCGAGTGTATGCTCCATCGGAGTAAACACCGAAAGAACTTCTAGTACTCATCAACTGTCGACGGAGTAATGGAACCTCTTTAAAAAGGAACCAAAACAACGGAACAGAGATGGTATCAGAAGCGTTAGAAAGATCTAACGTAGCATAGTCTTTAGAATAAGACTCTTTGCACTTCTGTTGATTAAATGTTTGATCATTTAGTCTAACAGACTTACTAAAGAGAACATTCCGAGACAAATACTTCATCAAAGACTTCATCTGTCCCTGTTGAAGAAACTGCGTAGCAGCCGATTCAGCAGAGATAAGACGCGGAGCTCGAAAATCTTTAGGAACAAGACAAATACGAGTAGTTGGGTTAACCAACGAAACATATTTACCACGCTCCAAAGATGCTCGAATTGAGTGAACACCATGAAGAACATATGGATAGTACCTTTCAGCCAGACTTGGCCAAGAGGTAATAGACCATCGTTCAAAGCGATCAAGATGTTCAGCGGTGGCTCCAGGTCCATGACCTGGAACTATATCGCTTAAATCAAGATTTCTAAGAACGCGTCCTATTAGCTTAGCCGCTAATAGGAGTGTAGGATTCTGCTTATCGATGGAAAACTTGCGAAGGTTATCCATACGATCTGCAAAAGACTCCACAGCAGCTTTTGTCATTGAAGATGTAGGCTCAAAGAAAAGCTTTTCATCAAATGACAAAAACTGTCTCAATGTTTGAATGGCGATCGTATTAGGTCTCTCCAAGAGCCGACCATCAATCTTCTGGAAGATCTGTTGAAAAACAGGTCCACAGAATTTTGGCAGACGGCGATCATGATCAAGAGAGAAGTTACTAGGACATGAAAATGTCCCAGTGATTAATCCTTGACTAAGGGCTTTACCCAAAAGTGGGATAGTTACCTTAGCAAAGCTTGACCCTTCAGATGATATTCTTTTTGATATCGTCTGAAGATCTTTCTCTTGGAAATGAACACCTCGAAGAATACCGTCGTTCATAATAGCACGACGGAGTTCGACGAATCGAACTAGGAACGACTTAGGGTCTCCCATAGGGTTTCCTCCTAGCCTCCTAGGCAAAACACGACTCCAATATCCTGATGCCAGACTAGCTCGGAACGAACGAGTCGACGTGGTAATCCCCAGAAGGGAGTACACCGGCGTACATGTCCGCGACGATAGTCGAGGCAAGAAGGCATTGCATAAACTTGGCCAAATCTTTGACCACAGTAGACGTAATGCCAGATGCACGGGGAACAGTTACAGAAAGCCTAACAGAGGCTTCAGTAAATGCACCGGTAGTGGCGTCAACATCTCCCTTTTTAAAGGTGAGAAAGTAACGATCACTACCTTTAGCTCCGGCCGGTCGAATTTGAGACTCAATCTCCAAGGTTTCGGGCTCTTGTAAGCCTGCCGCCTTGTTGATAAAAGTCTGCTTCGAACCGGTCTGAGCAACTTCCGTGAAAGTGATATCGGTAGTTGCGTCACTTCGCGTGACGATTAGTGTAGCGGCCATGGGAGGACTCCATTCAAGCTGACAAAATTATCAGCCGTGATCTTCTCTTATCTGAGAATACGTTGAAGAATCAACGCACCACCAGATATAAATTGAGAGGATCCAAGCGCTGAGAAGTCAAGTACGCTTGAAACATCTGGAGAAACTAACGATCTATTATAATCCCTTGTTACAGAAGTGAACAAGGTAATAGGGACCGTTGGGTAAATGACAGTTTTGGAATTGAATGATGTAGGTTTGTATTTACAGACCTCCACCAACTCAGTACCAGAAGTGTAGCATAAACCTCGAATCTCAGTGAAAGGATTTCCAGTGTGAAGACGTGTCAAAGAATTGATACGTTCTTGCGCATTAGTAAACCAGTCAATGACAAAGGAGAAAGGGATTAGCTCCCAAGCAAGACCGATGACCTTATTAAGGCCAAAGTATTGCAAGTAAGCTGACCATGTATCTCCAAAATTCAGGTCCTCACGAACTCTAGCAAGAGCTGAAATACTAGCGAAAGAAATTTTCTTATCGCAGGTAATAACAGCAGAATTGTTAGGGATCGGGAAGTTAGTTACGTCGGAATTTAACTCCCGACGAACGCGGACAGGGATCAGATCCCCTGCATGATCTCTTAAATATTGCATACGAAAAGCAACTTCATTATGTGCTTTAAGTGTTGCAAGAATATCAGAAACTGCAGGTTTGACGCCAAACTTATAACTGAGTAAGGCGTTGGATGATCCTTTGGCGAACTTTGCTATAGCTCCCAAAGATGCACGTTCCATACCAATCTTCTTGACAATGTCGAAGAAGACAGGAATCGCTCTCGAAGGATTGAAAATAAGCTTTAACGCATCAATAAAGATAGCGTTTTCAGCAATGTCTTCACCTAAGAGAAACGAAGATGGAACGAAGCTGTCACAGGCTTCATTGAATGCATCTGTAAGAGCAAACCAATCCATCGAACTGAAAGCAGAGGAAGTATAGTTCTTTGAAGTCACGGCCAAGTAATGGACGGGATCTTCATTGAAAATATACTTAAATGCAGCCAATTCAGATGCAAAGGAGTACGTAGTAGTTACCGCTGTGCAACCAACACCATGACCAGTCTTCAATACAACAGTATCCTTACCAGATTTGGTAAGATCAACAGTAGTATGATGACAGGGATGGGGTTGATACGTTTCAACGCGGGATCTACGACCAGAGATAGACTTCCTAGCGAGAGATGCCTTGCGTCTCATTGAGGCACGAGCCTCAACGAAAGCACGGTAGTCTCGAGGGGAAAGTCGAATCTTAGTCCTAGGGACCCGAGCAGTTTCTCGAACATAATCAGTTATAGTGGATACTTTGACGTTAAAAGCGTCCGAGTGAGCATTGAAGTCACCCTGCGCAACAGTACGATTAATCGTACCGTTGAACGGTGGGGGACAAGCAGTGCCATCCTCGAAAGCAGTAACATGCCAAGAG